TATGCTTCCGTTTGATAAAGATATTCTTCTACTTGTTCCATCATTATCCAAAGCAGCTATCTCTGCATATAACACACCCTCTGTACTATTTATCAATGTACTATTACCACTACCTGTTAGTGTTTCTGTTGCTCTTGTAACTGTACTACCTGTTAGTGTTGGTATGTATGAAGTAGCGTAGGATAAGTTTTCAGCTTGTGCGCCCCAAATATATATGTCAGTTATAAATGTATCTCCACTATTTGTAACAGCTAATTGATTACCATTACCAACATAATCAAATCTTTGCCATTCGCTTGTTGCAGTTTTTAAAGAAGATGAGTTGCTTCCATCGTATAGATTAAAATTATTATTTGTTGAAGCAGATTTAGCATAAATACTTAAAGCTAGTGGATTTTGACCACTAAAAATATTACTCAATAAAAACGTGCTAGATGTAGCGGGCAAAGTTAATCTATAAACTCCTAAACTTCCATCAGGTGCAACTACATCGCTTTCATAAGTTAGTGTTGCATTACTACCTAAATCCCACTCACTAAAATCCTCACTATAAGTAACAAGATTAGTAGAAGTAGGCTCTAACAATATATGACCATTCTCTCCATTACTATCATAGTTTATTCTAGCTAAATCACTTGTAATATCTTGTACTAAACCATCAGAGTTTATTCTTGTAGCACTACTTGCTCTATCGAAGTCAAAGTCTGATGATACATCTATTATCGATACGTTGTCAACAGTTAAGTTTACTGTTCCACTATTAGAAACAATATAAACCCTATCACTTGCAGCAGATGAAGTGTATGTAAAAGTGGCTGAATAAACACCTACTTCATCTTTACCACTTATAACAGTTCCACCACCTGCATCAAACCTAACTTCACCTGTACCACTTTCTACGCTTGTTATTTCAAAAGAAACCTTATATGAATGACCTACTTGAAAAATGTTATTTTGTAAAACACCACCACTTGTTACATTAGAAAAAACTACGTTTTTATTTGTAGTATTTATGTTTGCTCCACCTATCTCTAACCAATCACTATCTGTGTCAAAAGTACCATTAGTCACAAGTTCATCACCTGTATAAGTCTTTACAGAGTGTACCCTTGCATTACTTGTTGCAGTAGGAGTAAGTAGTATAGATGCTTTGTCTAGTATATCAGCATCATCTATTGCCTTAATAGTAGATTTAGATGCACTACCATTCTCATAGTACGTTGCCCTACCTCTTAACGCAGATAATAAGCTATCTATGGCATCGCCTAGTACTCTCTTACCTATGCTTAATGCTAAACCTAGTCCTAACATATATTAGTTGCTATATCCTACTGCTACTCCACTTGTTAGTGTGATGTCAGTAATGTTCAAAAATAAAACTGTACCAGCAGCTATCGTTGTTCTTAATATTGCTGGGTTTGCACTACCACTTTCTAAGTCAGAAACAGAAATAGCATTGATAACGCTTTCTGTTACAAAGTGTACTGCATAAAAGTCTTGTGATGTTACTGCCGATGTGCTAATTAGGAATGGTTTACTTTTCTTACCTAATTGCTCTTTTAATAAGTCTGTTGTATTTTTTACTGCCATTTTATTTTATTATTTTACTAATTTTCTTATACTAGATATTTCTGATTGCAATTTTTCGTAAGTCTTAATTGCCATTTCACTTTGGTTTTTTAAACCATTATTTAGCTTATCCCAACCTCTAGCTAAATCTTTGTCAATTTTTGCTATTTGGTTGTAGCCATCACTATAAATAGCTAAATAAACTTTGTGTGCTTTTATTGCATCATCTATTGCACCTAATGATTGTGTTAAATTACTTTGTGCTGACTTTATAGCACTATTAGCTTTTTTATCAGCCTTTTTAAATTCGCCTTTTATATCAATACGAAACTCATATTTTTCTGCTTTTAGCGTAATTCTATCTAATTCGCTTTTTGCTTTATTTTCAAAGTTTAAATCCATTATATACTTATGTATTGTGTGTTACTATTTGTTGTGTTCTTATTGCTTGTAGGTGTGTATTGAGTGTATGATACCTCTGTTACATTAGCATCTTTCACTAATGCCTTACCCCTCTCTATAATCTGATTGTCATTCAAGGTGCTATCATTAGTTAAATCGTTAGTGGCAACTTGATACACTACATAAGTGTAAAAACCCTCTGCACCTAAACTAATATCTACACCCTCTGTAAATTCTACTATGCTATATCTTGGCTCTACTTGTTCGGTAGGATTAAGATAGTAGCTTACTTTAGTCATATCGTTGGTAAACTTAATAAAAATATATGGACTTAATGGCAACTTTTTCTTACTTGTAAGATTAAAGTATAACTCATTTTCTACACCTTGATTTATTACTACCATAATATAAAATATAAAAAACTATGTTTTATTTACAATTAGTCAAAAAAAAAGTGGGATAAACCCACCTTTTCTTTAAATTATATTAGTAATTACGAAATAGTTACTGTAAAGTCTGCATTATCAAATGGTTCAGTAGTATAGTCTGCAACGACTAAAGCTGGACTATCTTCCATACCTGAAAAGTTGAGGTCGTATCCGTTTAAATCACCAAACGATACACCACTATTCGCAGTACCTGTTGTTAACTCCATACCATTAGTAACACCTAAGCAAAAGATAACTCTTTTACCAGCAGAATTAGTACCATTTGTTTCAACAAATACTAACAATCTGTTTTGTGCCAATAATTTAATTTCGTTTTGGTCTGCTACACTTAGTTTGTGTAGTTTTACGTTTACTGATGGCTCATAAAATACTGTACCATTCTCTGCACTTGCAGTAACTGTTTCAGTAAATGAAGCAGTACCCCTTACTACGTTGTATTTAAACAAGTCCGTAGTAATATCCAAGTCAGAAACAGAACCAGCACTATGAGTAACAGTAGCATCTTCTAGTTGTGCAAAATAAACTGCTCTAACACCACCGATGATGTCTTTACAATCTAATGCTCTACCTGTTGTTAATTCACAAGCCATATTCTTTTGTTTTATTAGTTAAGGGGGGCGTTAACCCCCCTGTACTTATTTTAATTATGATTGGTAAACGATGTCTGCACCAATACCGTGCTGAACTCCACCTGTAAACTTAGCTACAACTCTGATGTTATCAGAACCATCTAAGTCAGACATATCTAACATTCTAATTTCAGAGTGGTCAGAGATTAAGTCTGTACCAAAGAATAGGTTAGATTTTTGTGCTGCAACCATTTTGTTGTCAGGTAAACCTTGACAAACTGCAATCTTAACACCCTCAAATTCAGGAGTGTACTGCCCCATATGATTGAATGGGAATGCAGATAAAGCAGAGATAGCAGAAATATAGAAACGGTAAGTTTTAGCGTTCATATAGATATACAAATCTTCTTTAGTGTAAACTTGTGCAGGAACGGCAGCAACTAATGACTGTAAGTTAGTAATTACGTTATCAGCAGTATAAGCAGCAGTTGCACTATCAGTACCAACAGTACCATCAAGTGCAAAGTAACCCGTTGTACCCGTTAAGAAACCCTCGAATTGTCCACCTGATGCTTCTGCACCACTCCAAATAGAACTCTCTACTGCATCAGCAATAGTACCACTTAGGTAAGACATTACAAAAGCAGTAAAATCACCACTCATATCTCTGTTGTGTGCACCAGCTCTCATTTGAGCAGCTTGCCAATCCTCTAGTAAGTCTTTCTTACAAAGGTCAACATTGATTTGTAATTCTTTTGGGTTTAGTACTCTCTCTGTTAAAGTTAGTGTACCAGCATCAGTGAAATCACAAGATGCGTTACCTACTAAAGATGCACCAGCAACCTTAGTAATATTTCTTTTGAATTTTACATTCTCTAGTACGTTTAAGTATTCTAAAGATGTAGCAGATTTTAACGCAGCAGCTATATACTGACCAGCGTGTTCACCTGAATAGTTTGAAGTAATATCGAAACTCATTTTTAATTATTTATTTAGGTTATACATATATTTCTCTTGTGCAGATAACTTAGCGTATTCTGCTTTACTTAATTCTACTTTCGTAAAATTGTTGGTGGCAAACTTTCGTGCTTTGATAGGCTCTGCACTAGGCTCACTACCTAATTCGTTTACTTGCTTAGATAACT